TCGATTCTCTTGCCCCAGAGGCGCGCAAGATACTCGAGGGCGTCAAGGGCTACGCAGAGATCAGCCCGTCTGGCACCGGACTAAAGATATTCACCCGCGCGGACATCAGCGCGGCACACGTCGACCATGACAAAGGCCTGGAGGTGTATCCCCGCGGCCGGTACTTCACGGTGACGGGGCAAGTGATCGGCGGCGCGATACCGGACGAGGAGCAGAACCTAGTCGACATCGTGCCAGAGCGCCAGAGCTATCGCTCGGGTGACGACTTCGCGGACTATAGCCCGCCGCTCGAGGGGTGGGACCTTGCACGCGTTGAGACCGACCTGCTGGCACACCTGGAGCCCGACTGTGGCTACGCAGACTGGTTGCAGGTGGGCATGGCCCTACAGCACCAGTTCGCGGGCGACTACGAGGCCCAGGAGCTGTGGGACCGGTGGTCCTACCAGGATGGGAAGTGCGCGTCTTACGTTGAGGGCGAGTGTGCGCGCAAGTGGAACAGCTTCAGCGGCACGAGCGGGACCACCCTGCGCACGCTGGTGTTCAAGGTCAACCGCATGAAGGAGGCCGAGGTCATCGCCAACGGCGAGAAGGTGCTCACGGGTGGGCCGTTGAACCACGCGCGGGAGTTCCTGAGTAGCACGTTCGCGTGTGAGGAGGGTACCACACTGTCGACATACGGCGGCGACATGTTCCAGTTTAGGGGCACGCACTACGAAGACATCGAGGAGGCCACTGTGCGCTCGATGCTGTACACGTTCCTGGACAAGTGCAAGAAGTACGACAAGAAGATGAACCTGATCCCGTTCAACCCAGGCCCGTCAGTGGTGTCCGGGGTGCTGGACGCGGTGCAGGCCCTCACGCACCTGCCTAATAAGGCCAACACGCGCCCGCCGGTGTGGTTGGATGGGTACGGGTCCGACAAGCCCGACCCGGCCAAGCTGGTGTCGTTGCAGAACGGGATATTCCACACCGAGCAGAACGTGCTGATCCCTCATAGCCTGGGGTTCTTCACGCTCAACAGCTTGCCGTTTGAGTACGACCCGCTGGCAGAGTGCCCGACCTGGGAGGCGTTCCTGCGCGACCTGTGGAGCGATGACCCGGAGAGTATCGAGTGCTTGCAGGAGATGTTCGGGTATATCCTGAGCGGTGACTCGAGCCAGCAGAAGTTCTTTAACATCATCGGCCCGCGCCGTTCAGGCAAGGGGACCATCAACAAGGTGCTCGTGTCCCTGCTGGGCCAGCACAACACAGTGGCGCCACAGCTGGAAGAGCTATGCGATACCTTTGGCCTTCAGCCATGGCTTGGGAAACTCTTGGCGAGCTTTACGGATGCCCGTGCACCGGAGCGGAACCGGGGGGCTGTCGTGAGCCAACTGCTCCGAATTGTTGGCGGCGACACTGTTACGGTCAACCGCAAGAACAAAGAGGCGTGGAGCGGATACCTGCCGACGCGTATCGTGATCTACTCGAACGAGGCCTTGCAGTTGACGGAAAACTCCAACGCCTTGACGGGCCGAATGATTGTTCTCAAAATGAGTAATAGTTTTTACGGCCGCGAGGACGTAACGTTATCGGACAAGCTGGCCAAAGAGTTGCCGGGTATTTTCAACTGGGCGATCGAGGGACAACAGCGCCGCATGGCGCGCGAGGGTCAGCGGTTCCAACAGCCTAAGACGGGTCGCGAGTTGCTCGAGTTGATGGAAGAGTTGAGTAACCCGATCGGTTCGTTCGTGCAGGACGCACTGGTGTACGACCCCATCGGGCACGTTAACAAGGACGACGTGTTCACGTGCTGGAAGAAGTGGGCGCTGGCCAAGAACATCCCACCAGGGACCGACCTCGCGTTCAAGCGCCGGTTCCTGGCGGCGACCCAAGACCACCGCGTGGTGGCCGACCGCATCCGCGTTGACGGCGAACAGCACAACGTGTACCGCGGCGTGGTGCTCAACGTCAAGGCGCGCAAGTACGTGGACAGCATCAGCAACTTTGAACGTGATGAGATATTTGCATGAACCGAGACGACATCATCCGCATGGCGCGGGAGGCAGGGTTTGAACGAGTGTACTTGGCAGAGGAGGCCGCGCTTTCTTTGTTGTTGCCGCTTGAACGATTTGCCGCAAAGGTCGCCGCCGAGGAGCGTGAAGCATGCGCACAGTGGGCTGAGGGGTGGACATACCTGCCCGAGGATAGCTTCACCAAGGCACAGGTCGCTGAAAACATTTGCAACACGATTGCGTATTACATCCGAGCAAGGAAATAAGCATGAACAGAGATGACATCATCCGCATGGCGCGGGAGGCTGGGTTTGTTGAATACGAACTGGAGGACTACACGCCTTCTGGTCACGACATTCGTTATGAACGCTTTGCCGCCCTTGTCGCCGCCGCAGAGCGTGAAGCGTGTGCGAAGGTGTGTGATGAATTTGCCGCAAGGGACAAGTTGTCCAATTATTACGTAGTCGCGGCCAACGCCATCCGAGCAAGGGGACAAGCATGAGCAAGCGATACCAGTACTATTCAGTCGACGTCGGGTTCTTCCCGTTGCCTGTTGCGATGTGCTTCAACGCCAAAGTGTTCAAGCAGATTCTGAAGGACTACAACGTCAAGGTGCACGAAGACCCGCAGGCGTTCGAGCTTGGCATGGCGGAGACGCACTCGTTCTCGACGGCCAAGGAGTCGGTCGTCATCGTGGGCTTTGACCTCAAGGCCATCGGCAACAACCCCGCTTGTCTGGCGGGCACCATTGCACACGAGGCGTCGCACGTCATCACGCGCCTGCTGGAGCACATTGGCGAGAACGTGGAAGACTTTGGCGAGGAGACGCGCGCGTACCTCATGCAACACCTCGTCGAGCAGATGTTCACCGGGTGCATACTGGAGATGGAAAAGAATGACAAGAGAGAAGGACGTCGAGCAAAGACTCGTCAAAAAGATAAAGGCGAGGGGAGGGTTGTGTCTGAAGTGGACAAGCCCGGGAACGACGGGGGTGCCGGACCGGCTGGTGTTCTTCCAGGGTCAGGTGATACCGGTGGAGCTAAAATCCCCGACGGGTTCACTGTCTCCACGTCAGACCTTAGTGATCTCGCAAATACATACGTGTGGCGTGAAGACGTGGGTGCTTTCGTCATTCGAGGAAGTTGACGAGTTTGTCGACAGTTTATGAATCCAGAAAACAACCTGAAGAAGCGCAAGCACATGTACAACATGTTGTACCGGGCAAAGAAGCGAGCCAAGGCAAAGGACATCCCCTGCGACGTGGACCTCGAGTACCTGTGCTCCATCGCCCCCGACATCTGCCCGGTGTTTGGCACGGCGTTGCTATGGGATACCAAATCAAAAACGAAACAGGGCTCGCCCCAGCACGCGTCCCCCAGCCTGGACCGCATCGACCCCGAGAAGGGCTACGTCAGGGGCAACGTGGCCATCATTAGCAACAAGGCCAACATGATTAAGTCCAACGCCAAGCTACGAGAGCTGTACGCGGTGGCGGACTGGTTACACGACAGATTGAAAGAGATAGAAAAATATGGAAGTCTTCGACCCCCCTCCATTTTCGACCCTGCAAATACCTACATCCAGCGCCCAACTAATCCTCGGATTGATACAAGCGCGTCAGCGCGCAAGCGCGGAGGCTACTGATGTTATCCCCCGACAACCTACACGCGTACCAACGGCGCCTGATCGAGCAGAGCAGGACAACGCCCAACATGGGCCTGCTGATGGAGATGGGCCTGGGCAAGACAATCACGGCGCTGACGATCATCAGCGAGCTACCGGGAAAGACGCTGATCATCGGACCCAAGGCGGTGGTGACTAACGTATGGCAACAGGAGGCAGCAAATTGGACACATACCCAAAAACTAAAATTCGCGCTGGTGATTGGATCACCCCAGGACCGCTTGAACGCGCTCCGGTCGAACGCGGATGTGTATTTAATCAACTGCGAGAACGTCTCGTGGCTATTCGATCAGAAATTGATTCCATCCTGGAGCAACTTGGTGATCGACGAATCGTCCAGATTCAAGAACCCCTCTTCAAAGAGGTGGAAGTCACTGAAGACGTTCCTACCGAAGTTCAAGCATCGTTTGATTTTGACGGGCACACCTACGCCAAAGTCATACCTGGACCTATGGCCCCAGGTCGGTATCTTGGACCTGGGACAACGGCTCGGGAGATCGATGAGTTCTTACAAAGAGAAATTCTTCGATCCGGACGCGAGGGATCGTCGCACGGGGTTAGTATGGAGCTGGAAATTGAAGCCCGGCGCCAAAGAACAGATAGACGCACTGATCGGTGACATCTGCGTGTCTCTTCGAGCGGACGACTACCTGACCATGCCCGCCAGACAGGACGTCTACCACACGATCCAGTGGGAGCCCAAGGCCCGCTTGGTTTACAACCGCATGAAGAAGGACATGGTGGCCGAGGTCGACGAAGACACGCTCACCGCGGCCTCTGCAGGGGTCCTAACGGGCAAGCTGTTACAGCTGACCGCGGGCACCATTTACAACGAGCAGAAGTCGACGGTGCACGTGCACGACGGCAAGCTGGACTACCTCGAGGACATGCTGGGCGACAGCCCGACGATCGTGTTCTACAACTTCAAGCATTCACTGGCCCGGTTGCAGGAACGATTCCCCGACGCGGTGCTGTTGAACCCCGACGACCAGGACACCATCGCGCGCTGGCGCAAGGGTGAGATCGACGTGCTACTGTGCCACCCCAAGAGTGTGGGCATCGGGCTGAACCTACAGTGCAACGCGGGGGACACGGCGCAGATCGTGTGGTTCGACCTGCCGTGGAGTAGTGAGGACTACCTGCAGGCCAACGCACGTCTGTTCCGCCAGGGTCAGGAGAAGCCGGTGTTCGTGCACCACCTACAGATGGTCAACAGCATCGACAAGCAGGTGGTCGACGTGCTACAGGGCAAGATAGATTTACAGGCGGCATTGATGGAGGCAATTAAACTTTGAAACATGTGGTAAACGCGACGATCCGGCGCCTGTCTGACGAGGAGCCAGATCCAATTGAAAGCGACGACGCAAGCGTCGAGCCCAGCTCACTGACGGGCTGGTCATCGTGGGGCCCGGAGACAATCCGAGACATACAGCACGTCATCGAGAACAAATTAACGCAACAGCAACGGGAGATAGTTGAGGCGATGCTGTCGGGGTACACGCACAAGGACCTCGCCGTCACCGAGAAGTATTGGCGCCACCATCTGGGGCAGTCGATTAAACGGATCAGGAAGGAGCTAAAGGTATGAGGGGCTTTATTGTCGAGTACGCCGTCGAGGGGTTCCCCCACGTCGACGTGCAGGTTGACGCAAAGGATCCCGTGTTTGACAAGAACAAAGAGGTTCTGTCGATCTGGGAGTTTGAGAACGCAGACGAATGTGACGCCATCCTGGCGGACCTGCGTAGTTTTAGAGACCAACAACGAAAGGGTAAGGCATGAACGACGCGCAAAAACTCCAGCAGGCCCTGGGGGTTCAGAGTAAAGAAAAGCGGATCCAGGAGATGGCCGGGGCGGTTACCCGCCTAGTGATTAACGAGGCCATCAAGGAGGCCAAGGAGCGGGCCAAGGTTAGAGATGCAACTTTATCGCCCACCAAGGACGAATCTGGCCCGAAAAGTGGATAATTCTACTAGGGACACATTCTCTGTAAGCATTGGCGGTGATGCGCCAGATTTGTAACCTGGATAATGGAGTTCGACTCTCTAACGGAGAACCAGAATGAGTGTTGCTAGTGGGACATACGCTTGTCGGTGTTGTAAGGTTGATTTTAAGGCCTTGACTTCGTCGGTCAAAAAGTTTTGTTCCATCACATGCCAGCACGAGTTTGGAAGGCTGGAAAAGTACGCAAAATGGCTTTCTGGGGAGCAAACAGACTTCTCCCCCGGGGCTTTGCGTATGCTTGTTGAGAAACGAGACGGTTGGGGTTGTTCTTCGTGTGGTCTATCTTCCTGGAGGGATAAACTAATCCCCTTGGAGGTAGAACACAAAGACGGGAACAGCACCAACAACGTTCCGGAGAATCTGTGTTTTCTGTGTCCCAATTGCCACGCCCAGACGGACACTTACAAAAGTAAAAATCGGGGTAATGGCAGACACGCGCGGCGTGAAAGATACCGCGCAGGGAAGAGCTTCTAAAAACAAGGACGCCGACAATGGCAACAAAATACACCTTTGATCCAGCAATGTGCGACAAGCTGATAGAGCTTGGGAAGACTGGCGCGAGCCAGAAGATGATGTTTGCCGCGTTGGGCATTAGCTCGACCGGCGCCCAGACACTGCGCAAGAACCACCCCGAGTTCGCCGATGCGCTAGATCTGGCCATCACACACGCCCAGGCCTACTGGGAGCAACAAATGCTGGAGAACGTTGGCAACAAGATGTTTAACTCACGTATTGCCGAGATCGCGTTGCGCGGTCAGTTCCCCGGCGACTATCGCGAGGAGCGTATCAAGGCCGAGGTCAAGGCCGACGTCACGGTGGATTTTGGTTCCGCAGTCAACGACCTAATTAGCTCGCTCAAAAAAGCAATCTGACGATTTCGTCGGTACTTATTCATAAGTATTGACATTTTCTTTGTAGAAAGAAAGACATGGCAGCACACGCCTTACTGAGTGCATCCGGTTCCAAACGTTGGATGACATGCACTCCCAGCGCCCGACTCGAGGCACTACTTCCCGAACCCAAACGAAAGCCAGGGGCATTCGACTTCAGCCAGGAGGGCACGACAGCCCACACCCTGGCAGAGGCCAAGCTCCGCCGGCACTATGGTCAGATGACCGCCAAGGAATACATCGCCGAGGTCGAGGCCGTTAAGGCAACGCCCTACTACGACGATGAGTTCGAGGCGTATGTCGACAACTACGTGCTGTACGTGCGCTCGCAGATCGGTGAGGGGGACACGCCCTACTTCGAGCAACGCGTGGACTTCAGCGAGTGGGTGCCAGACGGGTTCGGCACGGCGGACGTGGTGATACTGTCCGAGAACAAGGTGCGAGTGATCGACCTGAAGTTCGGCCGCGGGGTGCCGGTGGACGCGAAGGACAACCCCCAGTTGCGTTTGTACGCGCTGGGCGGCTGGTACAAGTACCGGGAGTCCTACCCCAACATCACCGAGGTCGAGTACACAATCCACCAACCCCGGCTGGACAGCATCACGACCGACAGCACGACGTTGGAGAAGCTGGTGGAGTGGGCTGAGTACGTGGTCAAGCCCAAGGCCAAGAAGGCGTGGGCCGGTGCGGGTGAGTTCCTGGCCGGCGACCACTGCCAGTTCTGTAAGGCCAAGGCCCAGTGCCGGGCGCGCACCGAGTTCAACAACATGGCCGCGGCGTCCGACTTCCGCGACCCGCCGTTGTTGTCTGAGGACGAGCTCGCAAAGGTGTTGACAAACGCGCCGAAAACGCGTAAGTGGTTGAAGGACGTCGAGGACTTCCTGCTCGAGCGGGCCGAGACTGACGGCGTTGTGCCCCCCGGGTACCAGTTGGGTTTTAGCAACAAAAATAGAGTTGTTGACGACGTTGAAAAAGCTATGGTAAAATTGCGCCATTACGGAGAAGACATCTTTGAACCAAAGGCGTTGAAATCTGTGGCACAATTGGAAAAGGTTGTAGGCAAAGACGAGTTGAAGCATCTGCTCGGCGAGCTTATAATCAAGCCAGTTGGGGAGCCGAAGCTGGTTCCTGCGAAGAAGGCAACGGAGTTTGAGGGTTAAGGTGGGCACCCTTTTTAAGTCCCATCGTTTCTGTAAAAAAGGAGGCCAAGATGGCCAAAGTCAGCGAAAAAGTGGTTACCGGTAAAGTCCGTTTTTCCTACGCTAACGTCTTCACCCCGAAGGCAAGCGAAGAGGGCAAGGACCCCAAGTACTCGGTGTCCATCATCATCGACAAGAACGACAAGGAAACGATCAACAAGATCAACGCCGCTGTCGAGAAGGTCAAGCAGGGTAGCGCCGCGGTGTTCGGGGGCACAATCCCCAAAGCACTCAAGGGTGGCCTGCGTGACGGCGACGCCGAGAAGGATGACGCGGCCTACCAGGGTGCGTTCTTCATCAACGCCAACTCGTCGATGAAGCCGCAGATCGTGGACGCCAACCTGGACCAGATCATGGACCAGGGCGAGTTCTACAGCGGTTGCTATGGTCGTGCATCGTTGACGTTCTATGCGTACAACCAAGCGGGTTCCAAGGGCATCGCCTGCGGATTGAACAACCTGCAGAAGCTGGAAGATGGTGAGAAGCTGGGTGGTGGTACCTCCGCCGCCCAAGATTTCGCAGTGTAAAGACTGCGTGACAGCCCGGAAAGACGGGCACCTTTTCGGAGCATTCATGATTACACTGAAATTCACCGTTGACGAAGTCAACTTCATCCTGAGCCTGCTGGGGCGCCTGCCCTTTGCAGAGGTCCACACAACCATCCGTGCCATCGCCGAGCAGGGTCAGCCCCAGGCCGAGGCGCTACTTGAAGAGGAGAAAGATAAAGAAGAAACCGCCGCCTAACCACACAACCACACCGTCTCCACTGGCCTGGCGCACGCGCTGGGCTTTTTTGACCCTATAAAATGAACCAATACCAAGAATACATCCACAAGTCACGCTACGCAAAATACCTCCCCGAGCAAGGTCGCCGGGAAGACTGGAACGAGACGGTCCAGCGATACGTTAACTACATCTTTGACCGCAACGCCGAGCTGGATCGGGGCACGCTCAAGCAAGACATCTACAACGCCATCCACGGCATGCACATCATGCCCTCTATGCGCGCCATGATGACCTCGGGCAAGGCCGCAGACCGCGACAACACCTGCATCTACAACTGTTCCTACCTGCCCGTGGACGACGTGAAGTCGTTCGACGAAGCCATGTTCATCCTGCTGTGTGGCACCGGCGTGGGGTTCAGCGTGGAGTCCAAGTACACCAACAAACTGCCCGAGGTGCCCGAGCGCCTGTTTGAGTCCGAGCACTTCATCACCGTGGCCGACAGCAAGGAGGGTTGGGCCAAGGCCTACCGCATGCTCCTGGCGAGCCTCTATGCCGGCGAGATCCCAAAATGGGACGTGAGCAAGGTCCGCGCCGCGGGCACGCCCCTGAAGACGTTTGGTGGCCGCGCATCGGGCCCTGAGCCCCTAGTTGACCTGTTCCAGTTCACCATCAAGACGTTCCGTGGCGCCCTGGGCCGCAAGCTCAACACGCTCGAGTGCCACGACCTGATGTGCAAGATCGGCGAGGTGGTGGTCGTGGGCGGCGTGCGCCGCTCGGCCATGATCAGCCTGTCCGACCTGAACGATGAGCGCATCCGCCACGCCAAGTCGGGCAACTGGTGGGAGACCCACCCGCACCGCGCGCTGGCCAACAACAGCGCCGTGTACGACAGCAAGCCGACCGTGGGCACCTTCCTGGAAGAGTGGACCTCGCTGTACAACAGCCACAGCGGCGAGCGCGGTATCTTCAACCGCGAGGCGGCAAAGCACGTCGTGGCCAAGTACGGCAAGCGTGACCCCAACTTCGAGTTCGGCACCAACCCCTGCAGTGAAATCGTGTTGCGCCCGTACCAGTTCTGTAACCTGACCGAGGTTATGGTGCGCCCCGACGACACGCTGGAGACCCTGAAGCAAAAGGTACGCATGGCGGCCGTCCTGGGCACGATCCAGGCGACGTTCACGCACTTCCCCTACCTGCGCAAGGTGTGGCAACGCAACACCGAGGAGGAGCGTTTGCTGGGTGTGTCCCTAACCGGCATCTATGACCACGAGGTCATGGGTAGCGTGCGCTCAGCGCCCCTGTGGCTGGACCAGCTACGTGAGGTCGCCAACGAGGCCAACGCCGAGATCGCCGACCTGTTGGGCATCCCTCACTCGACGGCCATCACCGCGGTCAAGCCCAGCGGCACCGTGAGCCAGCTAACCGACACCGCGAGCGGCATCCACCCGCGCCACGCGCCGTTCTACATCCGCCGCGTGCGTGGTGACAACAAGGACCCGCTGACGCAGTTCTTGATCAGCCAGGGCATCCCTGCCGAGCCGTGTGTGATGAAGCCCAACACGACCACCGTGTTCAGCTTCCCCCAGCGTGCGCCCGAGGGTCTGGTAACGCGCGACGACGTGGACGCCATCAAGCACCTCGAGCTGTGGCTGACATACCAACGCCACTGGTGCGAGCACAAGCCCTCGGTCACCATCTCGGTGACAGAGAACGAGTGGCCAAGCGTTGGTGCGTTCGTGTGGAAGCATTTCGACGAGATGTCCGGCGTGTCGTTCCTGCCTCACGACGGCGGCACGTATCGTCAGGCGCCGTATGAGACGTGTGACGAGGCGCAGTACAACAAGCTGCTGGCCGAGATGCCCACAATCGATTGGCACGCGTTTGTTGAGAACCGCGACAACGTCGAGGGCGCCCAAATGTTGGCCTGCGTGGCTGGCGTGTGTGAGCTATAAGTTATGACGGACGCAGTGAATCATCCCTCACACTACAAGACTGGGGGAATCGAAACGATAGACTACATCGAGGCCAAGCAACTTGGGTACCACCTCGGTAACGTCGTCAAGTACGTATCGCGTGCTAGCCATAAGGGCAGACAGCTCGAGGACCTAAAAAAGGCCCGCTGGTACCTGGACCGCGAGATCAAGCGTCTGGAGCAAACGTTGGTGTGAGTTGGTGTGTCCTCGTGGTTGGGGACTTTGGGAACGGTGATACAATCACCGTTCCCCCTTTTTTCCGGATACGTCCGATAGCCTTTAGGAGCATGAAATGATTCTGTCGATTGACTTTGAAACACGTAGCCGCATCGACCTCAAAGACCGCGGCCTTGACGTTTATTCCAGCGACCCAAGCACAGAGATACTCTGCATCGCGGCTGGACCCTCCCCCGACAAAGTAGATGTGTGGCGCCCCGAGGACGTGCCCCAGTGGGTGCTCGATCACGCGGCGGATGGTGGCCCAATTGCCGCGTGGAATGCGGCGTTCGAGTACCACATCTGGAACCGCGTAGGCACCAAGCTGGGCTGGCCCCAGATCAAGTGGGACCAGCTCGTCGACTCCATGGCCATCGCGGCCGCTAACAACATCCCCCAGGACCTAGACACGGCCGGTGAGGTGATGGGCTCGGAGTTCCAGAAAGACAAACGTGGCAAGAAGCTGATCCAGCTATTGTGCAAGCCGAAGAAGGACGGCACGTTCAGCGAGGACCCAGAGCTTATGGCTGAGTTGTTCGCCTACTGTAAGCGCGACGTGCAGACCGAGATGTCGATTGTCGCCAAGCTACGGCCACTCAACTTCAACGAGCGCCGGGTGTGGGTGCTCACACAACAGATCAACGACCGAGGGGTGCCGGTGGATCCACGGGAGCTGGATAACGTGATCGGTGTGGTGGACAAGGAGATCGAGTCGATCAACGCGCAGATCACCCAGCTGACTGGCGGCATCGAGGTCAGTAAGCGCGACCAGCTACTCAAGTGGTTTAACGAGCGCGGGCTGAACCTGCCCGACATGCAGGCCGAAACACTCGAGAAAGCTGCCAAGGCGGGGCACAAAGATAAAGATGTATCCCATGTGCTACAGCTCCGCATGGAGGGTTCCAAGACCTCTGTGACCAAGTTCAACAAGATGGCCGAGGTCCAGGTGGGTGGCCGCATCCGCAACGGCCTCGTATACCACGGCGCCTCGACCGGCCGCTGGGCGTCCAGGGGCATCAACCTGCAGAACATCGCCCGCCCCGCGCTGTGGATGACAGACGATAATATGAAACAGGCAGTTGACGGCGCGCTAGAGCAGGGGTCCCACAAACTGATGCGGCTACTGTTTGGCGCCCGCGTCATGGACGCCTGCTCGTCCATAGTACGCAACGCCATCAAGGCGCCGGAGGGCTACACGTTTGTCGACGCCGACCTGAGTTCGATCGAGAACCGGGTCTCTGCCTGGATGGCTGGGCAGAGTGACAAGCTGGAGCTGTTCCGCCAGGGCATGGACGAGTACAAGACGTTTGCCACCGTGCTGTACAAGGTTGCGTACGAGGAGGTGACCAAGGACATGCGGCAGGTCAGCAAGTCGGCCGTGCTCGGGTGCATGTTCGGCCAGGGGGCCAAGGGCCTCGTGGCGTACGCTGAAGGCATGGGGGTGGTGTTGTCCCCAGCGCAGGCCGAGGAGATCGTCAACACGTACCGGACAGCCTACGCCAAGGTGAAGAATTGCTGGTACGCGATGGGGCAGGCGGCGGTGGACGCCATCAAGAGCCCGGGACAGCCGTTCAAGGCCGGCAAGGTGGTGTTGAAGGTTGCGCGTGGCGCGCTGTGGATGCAGTTGCCCAGCGGGCGCCTGATCTGCTGGCAACGACCAGAGGTCGTCGAAGAGTTAACCCCGTGGGGGAAGATGGGGGAGGTCGTCTACGTTCTCAGCCAGAACACCTACACCCGCAAGTGGGGGCGCAACAAGCTCATCGGGTCCAGCATTTTCCAGAGTTCCGTCCAGGGCACTGCTCGAGATTTTCTGGCCGAGCCTGCGCGGCTTTTGAATGATAAAGGCGTGGATGTGATCAACCTTATCCATGACGAGGTCCTTTCACTCAGTCGCGTTGAAAACGCGAAAGAGGTAGAGAAGTTGATGATGACCGCTCTCACCACCCCGCCAAGTTGGGCACCCAACTTTCCGCTCGCCGCGGAGTCGTGGATCGATACTCGTTACCGCAAATAAAGGTGGGCGCGGCTTCTCCGTCCGCTTTGCCCGAAATCATTTCCGCTTGGCTGTCTTAGCAGACTCGCGGAAGGCGTCGGCCGTGGGCGCGCCCTCAGAGCCAGGCTTGCGCATCTTCTCACCAGAGCCTTGCTTGATGCGCTCACGCTTGGCGTGAATGTTGGCATACAGGCCAACCTGACCGCCAGCCTTGTAGTTACGCATGGCCTTGACTAGGTCGTCGTGCGTGGTCTGGTTGTTGCCAACCTTGTCCCACACGGCGTGATGGGTCAGATGCTGGTAGAACGGGTCCAGGGAGGGGTCCAGTTCAAGCCCAAGGGCCTCCTGACGCGCGGCAAGGCGATCGACGGCCTCACGGCCACCCTGGCCCTTCCCGCGGTTCATAATCGAACTGATGCCGACGGGAGCCTGGTTTGCCGTGTGCAGGTTAATCTGACGCGCGTCAAACGTGGGCAAGTCACCGCGGCCCAGCATCGAACCAATGAATCCAGACTTGGCACCGGCCACGCCCTTCATCTGCTCGGCCCAGTTGCGATACGCGTCCTTGTCGCCGAGGACTGCTTGGTTAAGGTTTTGCGACAGGTTGGGCATCGTCTGCGCCGCGTACTGCATCTTTTCAATTAGGTCGTTTTGCTTTCCAAACGGGGCAAACTGCTGTTGAATTTCAGCAAGGGCCCGGGGGTCTGCCTGACCGGCTGACGCCATATCCAGGTAGCGCTGGCCCATGGGGGAGCCGAGCCACTCAGCAAACGCGCCCTCGGGTCGGACCTCGCCGCCGGTGTTCGGCAGCTTGAGGCCGGCCTTGGTGGCCGTTGCATGCGACAGCCCACCGCGGCCAATGCTTGACTGGGTGATAGTGTATGCCTTGATCAGGTCACGGGCGTTGAGATCACCGGCGGCGGCGCGCCTGGCTTGGTCCTTCATAAACTGGCCGTAGCCGCCCTGGATGTAGTCGGGCACCGTTCTCAGGTCCAGCTTACCCGCAACTTCAGGCATTGGCTTCCAGGACCAGTCCTTCAGGTATTTGGCGGCGGGGTCGGCAAAGGCCTTCAAAGCGGCCGCTTTGGGATTGCCACCCGATTGCATGTGCACCAGACCGCCCTTAGCAAAACCAAAGTCTTCTTTCTTGCCATACACCGGTTTGCGCGCCAACACCAAGGGACCGATCTGTAACGCCTCTTCAGCGCTCAGGACCGGTTCCATGGACGCGCGGTCGTAGAAGTAGCCGTGGCGCTCGGGGTCCATGCCCACCTGACGCCAGTCCGGATGCTCCAGATATCGTTGTGCGTTGGCTATGGCGGTCTGTTCGTCGACCGGGTTCCAGCCGCCTTCGATCGTGGCAATGGTGGACTTAGGTTTACCAGATGCAATGCTCAGTGCGCCCTTGTCGGACATGTTGAACACGGGGTTATTGACAGACGCCACACTCTCGTATCCGACACGTGTACCAGCGCCAGCCTTCGTGCCCTTCTCGTGAACGGCAGGCACCCAAACGCCATGGTCAGAGTATGCCGGTATGTCAAGGCGAAGGCCTACACTTTGCCCCGGTTGGAGTATTTGAGACGGTGCACCAAACAGGCCTTTTTTGTCCGCCGTCAGCGCGTTAATGGCTTCTTCTTTTGTTGCCGGCTTTGGAACAAATGCAAAAGGCTTCACGGGCTTGTACGCGTTAACTAGCATCTCATACTCTTCACGAGTAACAGGTTCGCCGTTTTTCATGCGCTGTGCAGCCTCTTGCAACTGTGGGATGCGCTTGGTGACGTCCTTGAAGTGCATGCTAAGACGATCCACAACAGGCGTGGCCATCGCCTTCAACGCGGCCATCTTGGGATTACCACCAGACTGCAGGTGCACCAGACCGCCCTTGGCCTTGTTGATGTCCAGCTCGTTTGTGTTATACGTGCCCTCGTTGCCGATCGCCGACTTGATCTTACGCGGGTTGTACATGCCCAGGTTCTGTACGCCGGCCTCGGTAGAGACAAACGAGTCATGGCCAAGTTCCTTGATGGCCTTTTGGACCATGTCGTTCTCAATGGCCTGCCAGTTGTCGTAGGGGTTCTTGACGTCATGGACCATTTGGCGAACGTTATAGCTACCCAGGTCTTGCCCGTAGTCCTGCATGAGCTTGTCGTACAACGAGTCCAAGTGCGAGGGCTTGTAGGGGTTAAAAATGTTCTCCGCCTGCACATGCACTGGCATCACGTTGGCGCCGGGCTTGACCACGGGGTTCGGGCCCCGGGACTGGGACTCTACCGGATCAAAACTCTTAGCTGCGAATGAGTTGGCAAACGTCGGCTCAGGCGTCAAAAAGGTGATGTTGTTGTTCGGATTGAACTTGTTGATGTCTCCCGTTGTCCCGTGGTACATCCGACGCTTCTCCTGACTGGGTAGGAGAAACTTCTGCAGGTTGGCGTCACGTTCTACCAGCGGTAGCACTTTGTTACCCAGCGTTTTCAACAGCGCCGTTTTGGGATTGCCGCCAGACTGCAAGTTCACCAGACCGCCCTTAGCATACCCTTCCTTTTGCATGTTGGTGAGGTATCGCTCGTCGATAAACTGCGGATTCTTGGGGTAGTTGAACCACGCGTTGCCGTGAGGTTCTTTGTTCGGAAAACGCTCTTTGTAGTTGCCGTGCCAATCAGGCACCGCGATGCGTTGAGGCACTGGATTGAACTGTACACCCTGGTCTTTACCAAACACAGCCCAGTTGTAGTCGGGGTGGAACTCGGTGCTGAACTGCGCGGGAATGTCGTCAACCGTGAACAGACGTGTACCAACAGAGCTGGTAGGAACACCCTCAGTCAGCGGGTCGCGATGAGCGCGCAGGATGTCCTGGTACTGTGGCAGTGCAATGCCACCTTTGGTTTTGCCTACACCCTCACCAGCACCAAGCATAGACGCCAATGCCGACCGCTTTTCAAACGTATCTCCACCAAGTTCTTGCACTGCAAACTTGTCGCGAATGTCAAACGGCTGAGAAAACACCAAGGGTTTTTTGGGCGCTTTGCGCAGTGTAGCAATACGCTGGTTGATCAGGTCGTACTGTTCAGGCGTCAACTCACGGTTGTAGTGGGCCTCCAGGATGTCATTAAACACTGTCTTGTTGGACTTCAACTGGTCAGGGCCACCAATGTACGTGGAGTACACGACGTCCTTATTGTTAAACCTGCGACCCTTCACCAAGTCGTTAGCGTGTTTCTGCGCATCGTTCATCCAGACAACGCCAGCCTCTTGATGCTTGGGGCTGATGTTCTGGAAGTTGGGAAACTGGTTGCCGCCCATGCGACCACCGTGCACGCCAAAGTTATCAGTCTGCGTAAGGCCCAGGTACTTGCCTTCGTGCGGGCCCAGGGCCTCGCTCATGCGCATGATCTGCGTCTGACGCGGAACAAACAAACTGGGCGACTCGCGCCCGATTAACTCTTTACCCTTTTTAACGGCCGCGCCTACCAACTGTCCCCTTGGATCGCGGCCTGCGTACTTTGGGAGGCTGGCAAGGCCTCCCTCTGCCTTGTTGAGTACGCTCTTATCTTGTGGTTTCTTCTCGCCTCGTAAGTAATCCAAAGCCTTGCTGCCGGCAACTGAAGCGCCACTCAACAATGCCGCGGGAAGCGCAACCCTGGGGTTACGAGCTTGGTTAGCAATGGCGCCACTCACGGTGCCAACGGTACCCAACATAGCTTGGGGTGTGTCATCGTTGCGCATAGCCTCGGCGGCACGCAGGGCGCTATATCCAGTCAACGCGCCAGTCGCCGCGCCTTGTGCGGCCATGCTCCGGATGGGTTGGACTTGTGGCACGTTCATCGGCCGAGGCGTCGGGCGTGTTGGCTCAGGGCCAAGTTGCCGAGTAACCAGCTCTTGCGGCGTGGGGGCAGGCGGGGCCAGATCAGACGCAGGCACGGACAGTCCACCAAACCGGTTGGGGTCTGACACAAGCTCCCCGCGGTTCACGCCTACCGCGCGCAGGTTTGCACCCTCGTACTCAGGAAGAACGCTCTGTGTGGTGCGGGTTGAAATTACGCGGGGATCTTGTTTGACTACGTCTTCAACACCGCCCTTTAGCTGCGACTCAACGTAGTTTTGAACGCCCTTGGATTTCTGAGCCTCCGTGATGGCGTCGAGCAAGCGTTTGCGTTGCTCAAGCTCATCATTGTAGCGTTGCATATCAGCGAAGTTGGCCTCGCTGATGGGCACGTTAGCTGCATTGGTGGCTTGAATCAAGGATTGGTTAATGTTCGCCTGTTTGTTAGTCGACGGCGCAGTAGCCATGCCAACAAGGGCACCGATACCAGCGGAACCAATTTGAGCGGCTGTGCTAAATCCTTGAGGTTGTGTAGAAGTTGTTGGCGGGTCGGAAAATATAAAATCGGGAAGGGGTTCAACCTCCCCGATCTTCACCTCTGGATAGTTGTCTTGTTTAGCTGTAGCCATGGGGATTACGTCTCCTTGAAAACCGCCGTATGACCGTACCATTTTCAGGTGGTTATACGCCTCTGGGCTCATGGAGCCGCCTTTAAAAAAGTCACTGCTGGGGCCATCGTGGTACGCGATCAACGCACGCTGGGGGTCGCCGTTTTGTTGGGCCAGGTTTTGTTTCAGGTAACTAACACCGCCCCTAATGTTTTGATCGAGGTTGTATCGATTAACGCCTAGATCCGCCGCGGCCGCGCGGCCAAGTTGCATGACGCCAACCGGTCCCGTTTTAGATTTTTTGCGTTGATCAAAACCGCTCTCTTGCATGGCGGCGGCGAGCGCAAGCTCACGGGGCACGCCCTGCCGGTCAGCCTCTGCGGCAACCTTGTCAGCAATTGCCCGTTGTTGCGGAGATAGCTTGTTAAGCCACTCCATTACTCACCCCCCGGGTACGGAGTCGGGTTTTGAATCCGAAGTTCCTTAGCCGTGCGATAGTATTGCAGACGCTGTTGTTGCTTATACTGAGGGCTGGAAGTGAATTGAGACCACGTCATCTTACCCTTCATGCTGTTCCATAGGTTATTCTTTTCCATGGAATTCAATGATTCAAGCTCAACAGCTTTAGCCTTTAACAACATGTTAGTTGCGCTATCACGTGAAGCATCTCCAACTGCCTGTTCAATGAGACGACGCTCGTTGTCGGACACGGCGCCTTGGCCTTCCAGCATAACCTTAGCGTAGTTCAGCTTAACCTTAGCCATGTTGCTAAGAACACGAGACCACGCCTCTAGTCGTTTCGGATCTTTTGCGGCCTGTGGGTCAAGTTGTTGCACGAAGTCTTTAACGCCAGGGATGCTAACAGATCCAAACTGACCAACCTGCACGCCGGTGTCTATCAGATTGGCAACTGAAGACCACACGGTAGGCTCTCGTAGCTTGCCAAAAATATCTTTATTGGCGCTAACGTCATTGATCAAACTCTTTGCCAACAATAAATTATCCGGAGCAGCCGCAACCTTGGCACGCAAGGCTACTTGCTCGGGCACGTCAATCTTTCTTCCAGATTCAATTGCAGCTTCTTTTTCAATGTCCTGCCGCATTTCTTCTTGCCGTTGACGAAGTTTGAGGTCTTCAGCAGACCCGGGCGCAAAGCCGGTGGAAGTTGCCGCCGGACGAGCCGGTGCGGGGGCCGCGGGAGCAGGACCGCCAGCAACAGCGGCCGCAGGAGCGGGGGCCGGCATGGCCGGTCCAGTGGCGGGGGCGGTTGGCGCCGGTGCGGCGGTTGGGGGAGCCATGGTGCCCATCGCCGCCTGCAAGGGCGTGCCCTGCTGGGTGCCTGTGGGTGAACGCACGTCGTGCGGCACAAACGCGCCAGAGCCGGCAAGGTTTGCTCGCATGTAGGCAGCGTACTCGGGCGTTCCAGGGGTCAACCCTGCGGCCCTTGCAATGCGCTCTTTTTCCGTCGGGTTGGTCATCGACAAGAATTGTTCTTGCGCCTTGACGGGGTTCTGCGTGTACATGGATCCAATTGTCGCGGCTTGTTGCGGCGTCAACATTGGCGAGGGACCCGGCAAGCCACCCGCGGTAGGCTGTGGAGCGGCACCACCAGCACCTGCGGGAAGCGCACCACCCGCTTGTGGTTGTGCCATCGGTGCGCCACCGACTTGAGGCTGTTGCGGCTGAATGCCAGCGGCCTGGGAAACCATGTCAGCAAACTGACGCTGTCCGGCGGCGGCTTGCCGCAGGCGAGCCTCTTCGCTGGCCAACTGTGCCGCGCTCACACGCATGCCCAGGAGGTCTTGTTCCTGTTGGCGCTTACGAGTTAGATAGTCGTTGTAGTTGCGGCCATACTCACCCGGTGCGCTTCCAGCCAACGCAAGGTGGCCCAGGGCTTCCTGCATGGGGTTGCCGCGCTCACGCTCGGCAATCATCTGCATCAGACGTTCGCGGATGTCGGCGCTCTGCGCGCCCTCGAGCGACACGCCCTTTTGGCCGGCAACGGACACGTTGCCCCGGGTGCCGTACTTGGCAACCGCGCCGTCTTCGGTGGCTGTAGGCAATCCGCCTGCTTGATCAGATGTCACTTGCATCTCCTAAGCTGCCGCCCGTATCTATTGGTAGATTGTTGATGATGTCGTTGATGCCTTCGGTGGTGCCGTCATCAACAGCAGTGGGTAGATTGTTGATGATGTCGTTGATGCCTTCGGTGGTGCCGTCATCAACAGCAGTGCCAGGACCTCCCGGTGTCGATTTCAATATGTTGTCAAGCCAACCAATACCCGTCTTACCCGCGGCGATGGCGTCGATGCCCTTACCTGCGGCAAGGGCCAGCTGAATGCCTTTGTTAAGGTTTTCAACGTAGCTGCCCTTGTTGACCTCGGTGGTCGTCTTGGGAATGACGGTGCCCATGTTGTTGATGATGTCGCTGTACTTAGCCAACGCAGGCAGGCCACCCAGCATCTGGGCGTTGGCCAGGTTGATGCCAGTCGTACCATACTGAGAGCCGACGTTGCCGATGCCCTGAAGCGCTTGGATGCCCTGGGTCTGTGCATTGAGGAGGGCCTGATTCTGCTGCTCTGCCAACGTGGTCAGCGCCCCTGCACGTGCCGTGTTGGTCGCTGTCTGTGCACGCAGGGAGTTAAACCCACCGCCACCAATGCCCGCGGCGCCTTCTTTGGCTGTCACTTGAGGCAATATGTTGTTGAGCTTGGCGTACTGAGAACCAAACAGCGCGCCGAGGGGGCTTTGCGTGTTGGGGGTGCCGTCAGGATTAAACGCGGTCTTAACACCCTGGTATATGTCCTCCAGGCCACCCATGGCCGTCGTGAACGGATTCTGTGCAGAGTTAAACGTTTCACCTAAGCCTTTAAGGGCGGTGTCCCCCGGAGCCGGCGTCGCGCCGTACACCTGGCCGGCCGTGTTTGCAATGTTAGACTGTGCGTTGGTAAACCACGACGGCATCGTCGTGGATGTCTCTTTGCTTGTGTCAAATATTCCGGGCATGCTTCTGTCCTTTTGAAATGGCTGCGCTCAAGTATTCTAACGGGCCCACGCTGTCGGGCGGCAACTCACCCGGGTCGTTGGAATGTTTGTGCGATCGAATCTGACGCACAAACATGTCGAGCACCGAGGCGCCCGCGTCGCTGGACCCGTTACCCAGCGATGAAACGATATCGGCCGGCAGGACGTACTCGTCCTTTGCCACCATGGCCGGGATGTCGTCGGATGTACCGTCGCCGTCACCCTTGATCTGGAGGCTCGTCAGCGCACCCTCAGAATAGTACTGAGGCTCACCCATCGGGTGCTGGCCCGTCAGGCCGCCCTTTGAGAACCACTCCATGGGCGAGTTGCTTTGTTCTTGCGGCTCGTTGTCCAACGATGTGCCAAACGCAACGTCCTTGTCTGTCGCTGATCTATCCAAGGGGTTGTCCTGGCCGCCTGATCCTGTAACGGGCCCCAGGCCAGCCAACGAGAACAGCAGCGGGTTAAGCGGCGTGAAGTCAGTGTACGCGTTCTTGTACGTCGGCGTTTCAATCGGCGCCGAGGGTGTCGTGGCAAAAGGGCTTGTTCCGCCCGTGGTGCCTGTCGGGGTGCCCGTTGTTCCGCCTGTTGAGGGGGTTTTCAATCCCGCGGCAATGCCCGCGATAAGGGTGGCGTTGGTCAGCGCGTTGCTCGTTGTGCCTGTGCCTGTGCCTGTGCCTGTGCCTGTGCCTGTGCCTGTGCCTGTGCCTGTGCCTGTGCCTGTGCCTGTGCCTGTGCCTGTGCCTGTGCCTGTGCCGTCGGCCACAGTGCCTGTGCCTGTGCCTGTGCCTGTGCCTGTGCCTGTGCCTGTGCCTGTGCCTGTGCCTGTGCCTGTGCCTGTGCCTGTGCCTGTGCCTGTGCCGTCGGCCACAGTGCCTGTGCCTGTGCCGTCGGCCACAGTGCCTGTGCCTGTGCCTGTGCCTGTTGCCCCCGTGCCAGTGTCAGCACCTGTGCCTGTTGCCCCCGTGCCTTCTTCAACGAGGGTGAACCACGCATCTTGATCCGGATATATCGGAATGTCTTCAGCGTCTACTTGAATGGGCTCTTCTTCAACAGGAGTTGTTGTGTCTGTGCCCCCAACAACCGCATCTGTAGTTTGCTCACCGGAGTCTCCTGTCTGCGCACCCGTTGTTTCGGTAGACGTGGCAGAACCCGTTTGTGATCCAGTTTCAGCGTCCCATACAGGTTTGTATGGTTTTGAAGTGACGATCATGCCCTCGCTATCGGGCAATCTACTAGCCCACTCGTAGCGAACCTCTTTTGTTTCCGGGTCGTAAACAGCAGTGTAATAAGAATTTTTGTTTGGGTTGTTGGGATCCGGACGGAACACATCAATGCGTTGTTCACCGTCCGCGTTTGTATACATGGCCGTTTCTGTACGCTCACCCGCGTCCAATTGCAGCCAGCTGGGCTTGGTGATACCCTGCGTACCTCCAGGGGTTGAACCATCCGCAGACGCCAGCTCGCGGCCAATAACGTTGCCATACCCTTCCGGGGTCTGCATGTAGGCAAGATAGTTCTGGAGGTCTTCACCCGACAGCGTTGTGCCAGACGCTTGCGCTTTACCGATGGCCGCAAACGCGGCGTTTTGTCCGCTTAGGTCATCCGGGAAAGCGTTAAGCTGGTCTTCCGTCAGCGCGGTGAGGCCCCTATCAAGCGCACGCTTTTGGATTGAATATCCTCTAGCCATGGCGCTAATTGCAGAATTGAAAAGAGAATCTGCAACGGCTTGGGAAGGGTCGCGGTTTGCCAGCTTTGACGAGGCCAAGGCAATCACGGATTTTTGTGCAGCAGGCGGCAACTTAGCAATTATCTCTTTGGCGCCCGTTACATCCAGCATCACATCGGTGGCAGCCTGAACACCGCTAAATGCAAGCGCAGCCATCGGATCCCTGCCCATGATGGCCGCCATGCCTGCATTGGTTGCTGCCTGCGCGCCGTACTTATTGAACAGCTGCCCCAACATTGAAGTGTCGGCCACAGACATTGCCTTAGATAATTCGGCGGTTGCAGCAGGCATGCCCTGCTGGATAAGCGCCGACTTCAACGCGGTGCCAACGTCCCCACCGTTCATGGCGGTGTTAATGGCGGTCTGACCAACAATTGCCGTACCCGTTGCGCCAATTGTTGTTGCAATTGCTTCGGGCAACAAGAATTCACCCACCGCGGTGGCGGCTCCAGGGTATGCGACCATAATGGCCACGGCGGCCAACTTACGTGGGTCGCTGGCAATGGCTTCAACCGTAGAGCCCAGCTTGCTGGCAACGTCTTGGATTGCCTCGGCTGTGCCGCCGGTAATTGCACGAGCAGTTTCCACCGCCTTACCGGTAATGGAGTTTGGCCCCACAACAACACCAATGGTGTTATCGTAAAGTTTACCGCCAAGCTCACTTAGCCACCAATACTCAGGCAGACCTGTATCCGGGTTGATCGTCCCAGAGCCGCCCATGGCCTTCAACAACGCCGCCTCTTGGGGGTTGATGTGCGCCAACATGGTGTCACCATGCCTGCCGTACTGGGCAAGCTCCGCGGCCATCTGTCTAACGGTGGGTTGTTTCTTTGCCATTATTGTGTTTTCTCTATTAAGAATTACCCATTTTTACGAGTAATTACGCCCCGTCCCCGTTGACAGATTCAGTCAATGCAAGCGCCCATTTACGCCAGTCTGAGAACGTCGAGGGTTCTGGGACGCTGTACTTGTCAAACACCGGGTTCAGGGCGATGGCGTTGGCCAGGTCCATCCAATCAACCTCAGAAACGATGGGGAACTGCTGTTCGGCAAAGTAGTGGATTATGTTGCCGTTCCAGTCGTCCCAGGTGGCGTACATGGGCAGGAACTCGATCTGCATCATGGCCGCTCGTCTCCCATCTCCGCGGTGATCATGATCCGGCCGGCTTCGTAGTTCCCGTCAATGACGTTACTCCTCCAGCGCAGGTTGATCAGGCGGTGCTCGACCCGCATGTCGATCTTCCCATCACCCTGGCTAAACGTGAACTCGTTGGATTCAACGGAGGGGGACTGAGCAAACGGTCGCCCCACGATCGTCATCGTCATGTCCCCGACCTGGTTAAAGTCAGGCTCGATACGGGTGATGTGCATCCGGCGGTTGGCTGTGATCGTGTGGTCCTCGGCAGGCGTTCCACCAATCCAGCTAATGTCCGACGTCTCGGCAAAGGACTCAATCGCGTATTCCTCGGTCGCCGTGATCTTGTTCTTGCCAAACTCATGTTCCCAGATCTGGTAGCCGCCCGTGATCTGGGCCATGGTTGACCCCGTTGTAAGGGTCGGATCCAGTGTGTCAACGAAGGTGATCAACGTTGTGCCGCCAGTCGTCGAGTTGGTGAACGTGGCCGAAACGATCTGGTTAACGGTGCTCTCGTCGCTCTGGAAGAACATGTAGCTGCCAGGCGGGTTCGTGGACAAGTCTCCGGCCACAATAACCTGTTTGGTTGTGGTTGCCGGGGATACATTGCCCGGGCCGTATAGCAGCTCGTAGGAAATACCCTCGATGAACTCAGGCTCCCAAGCACACCAGATCGGGCGAGGGAACACCTCGGTGATGTAGCCACACGAGCGGCGAGCGCCGGCAGCCTCGCCTGCGTCGTACCAGA